ATAGGTGGTTTCGGGGCTGGCTGTGACGGTATATGCCATGTCATTGATACCGGAGCCGGTAAACACAATCTCTCCTACGTCGTATGGCATACTGATATTTGAAATGCTGGCGCCGTCGTAGGCAATCGGTAAATCGGTGCCATTTGAGGCGACCACTAAATCCGCAATCTGCGACATGTAAAGCGGATTGGTGCTGGTAAAATCGTTTTTGATTGAGGTGAGGACACCGGCGTTAAGCCGGTAAAGTGCGCCGCTGGTGGCTGCCCGGCCGCCGACTATTATGATTGATGTGCCATCAGATTTTTTGAAGTCAATGCCGGTGGTGATTCTGATATTTGCGATGGTGTCGCTGATTGAGGAATACCCTGGCAGTTTCTCAATATGGCCTTCGTCGTTTACGTAGAGATTTTGCAGGAACCTGCTGAATTTTGGCGGGCTGGAAATAAGCGGCGCAGATGTGAGTTCTCCGCCGGATAGATTTTCAACTAAAATTTTCCCTTTTCTCATGGCGCATACCCTCAAACCTCGGCATCGCAAAATGATGTATTTGACTCCACTGTTGAGGCGCGCTCCATCGCGGCGCCGAAAATGCCCTGCTCCACTGACGCATCACGGCCTAATTCCTGCTTGACCAGCATAAGCGCGCCGGGTTTGATAACGTCGGGACGCGGGACATAATCGGTTACTGCTGTCAATTCCTTTGGTGCCTTTAAAATCTCGTAATACAGCGTGTAGGCCTGGTCCGGCGCCGGCGCTATTTCAAGGATGGGGTATCCATAGTCGCGCTGTGCAATCCGGTAATAAAGCGGCTGGTTATAGGTCGCCAGCCTGGTGTAGCCGTCGGCTATGGCCTTAAAATCCTCATCAGAAAGCCTTTCCACCGGCACCTCGTCGGCTTTATTAAGCGTGAGGATTGCGTCTACCGCGTCCACATTAACCGGGCAGAGGCGCCACAAGTTGCGGTTTGACTTGATTGTGAATGAGCCGACCACCTTTAAATGGTCCAGGATGTTATTTTGCGGCAGCAACACGGTTAAGACCGTATTCATTTTTGACAGGATTATCTTTGCCAGGCTATCGGTGAGGGCAGCCGATAGCGGCATCCGCATATCGGTCTGTATGGCGTTTATCACTTCCAGGACTGTTTTGGATTTCGGCGGGTAAATTTCCGTGGTGGTAATCAGGTAATCCGTGTCCGCGCTGTTATAAACAAACAGTTTATACATCCCACCTTTCCCCGGTGTGAGATCGGCGGAACTTACTGTATAAAATCCCTTGTCGGAACCCTCTGTTAAGGTGTGTCGGCAATTTGTGGTGACAGCCGATACCCATACCTTTGCGACCTTATCCCAATAAAGGCCGCTTTCCAGGTCTTGAATTATGGCATAGAGCGTAGCCTTGCCAGTAGGGGCTTTATACGACAGCGCGTAAGCCATTTATTTTACCAGTTCTGCTGGTGTTGCCGGTTCTTCCGGTTTTGATGGTATTTTCGGCTCAACCGGTTTTGTCTGGAACGCAAACCGTTGGACTTCCTCCAAGATTATCTCTGCCCGGTCGCCTTTTTTATTCTCCAGGTCAGTCGTCACCATCGTTATTTTTGCATTTTCCAGGACAGCCACCACCGAAAGCGGGACCTCCGCCCAGGAATCGCGCTTTATCAGATAAACGTAGCCGTTTATCCCGACTGATACCGGCGTTTTTTCCTCTTTATTTGAGGGAATTTTTATCAATATTTTCCCCTCGCGGTTGAGCATGGTCTTGGTGATGGTGTTGGCATTGGTTGTGGTTATCTTGGTCCCGCGCATCTCGGAATCCGACATCTTCTTTAAGTTTATCGGTGCCTCCGACAGCGCCGGCACCTCTTCCAATTCCTCTATCTCTTTGTTGTCAGCAGTTTCGTTCATTGTGTTTCGCTCCTATGGTTAATTTAACTGAAATAGTACCCCCCCCGGCCATAACCCGGGGGAGATTTGGTTATGAGAACCGTTGCTTAATGGCGGAAGGCTTTAAAGTAAAGCACATCCGATGCGGTATTGAGCACAGCATTTGTCCCGATGGTAAAACCGGGCGCATGTGTGGCATCTCCGGCATATCCCGATATACCGGCGCTGGTGACTACCGACTTCACTCCATCAGCCGCTTCCTGGATGCAATAGGCGGCTGTCATGCCGTAATACCACCTGTGGGTTGATGGATTGGTGATATTCTGGATTTCCACCTGTTTCGGCACAAATCCAAGTTCCACATTGGTCGCGGCGCCATCGCAGACTATTTTGCCGGATACGAAATCATCACGGACCGGCTCGTTTTTGGTAACTGTTCCTGCCATATTTAGATACCTCTCTTGTGAGTTTTTTGCGGACAGATACCTTGCTATCTGGCCGCGTTATGGTCATGCCGTGTGTGCAAGGCTCGTAGCCTGGCAAGCCAATGGAAACTTAGCCCTTTGCGGCGCACTCAATCCTGAGCATCCACAGGTCATTCAGAATTGCACACCCGTTCCAGCCTTTCCAGCCCATTGAACCCTTCTGCGCCAGTTCGTCGCCGACCTGCGCTTTGGGATTGGCTATCAATGTCTGAATGGCGTTCTTGCCGGCCAGATTGACCACACCATAGGCGTCTTTCCCGAGTATAAGAATCGGGTAAACGTCGGATTTTGCTCCGGCAGTGGTGAGGGTATCGTACCCCCCGCCGTTGTAATTCCCGCCGCCATTGGCCCAGGCAACGCAGTTGTTGTCGCCAATAAAGCGCATCTTTCCTACGGAGCCTATCTCACCGGGGATTACGCCCATGGAAGAGGCATATTCGCTTGGTGACTTGAAGCCAGTGCATCTTTCAATGTCCGGTGTTAGGTCGGTCGCGCAGACCGCTATATAGCAGTCCGGGATGGGGTGGGTATTGATTTTGGCGCCGCCACTTATCATCTGCGTCTGCTTCCGCGCTTCCTGCTTCTCCAGGATGCGGACAGCGGAGCGGATAAGGTCCGAGGAAATCACGGAATAAACATCCGTGCGCTGTGTGCCGTTGGTGTAAAGCACGTTGGTTCCGGCTTTAAGCACACCAAAGCGCATGGTGTCCAGCATTTCATCGGCCTGGTCGCCCAGAAGGTCCTTTGTTTCATTCAAAACAGGGTCCTCGTGGGTATCCTCTATGACATCGGTGTAACGCACCCAATCGCCGAATTGGTAAAGGATGCAGGGGATGTCGGTGACTGCCAGCGTTTTGCCGGCCGGTGTAACGCCTTCAGCCAGGATTACCGGCGTTTTATCCAGTTTCGTATAACGCCGGAATTTAACGGTCTGGCTCTTCTTGGTTGGTAGGGTCCTATTCTGGCCCCACCTACCTAGAATGTTGTTGAGTGTACTGCGTTCCAACAGTTCGAGGTCTGCATAGGCCGCAGTACGGGGACTGATGTCGCTGTATAGCATAGTTGTTGTTCCTCCGTGTTATTTTTTTTGGCTCGCCAACACATTCCAGGCGGTGTCGTAATCGTTTTTATCAACCTCGCTTAGTTTAGTCGGCTTGCCGCCCTTTTGAGTGTTTGAGCCACCACCACGGATGGACGAGAGATTTTCCTGGATGTCCTTTTTCTTTTTTTCTTCCGCGTCCCTTTGTTTTGCGGCTTCGTCGGAGCCTTTAAACTTCTTATACTCCGTAACCGCATATATAAGGTCACGCGGGTCCAGGGAGTTCATCGCGGCGAATTGCAGAGCCGGGCTTTGTTTCTCAGCCCAGGTAAAGTAATCGTCGCTGATTTTGATGTTACCGAAATCGGGATGCACCTTTAAAACCTCCGGTTCAACATTGGTTTCAAAATGCGTCCGTAACTCGGAGCGCTTTTTCTCTTCCTCGGTCGCTTTCTGGAAATTATCCATCTTTCCTGAAAGTGAATCAACCAGTGATACTATGGGGTCCAGACCTTCTTTAAGTTCCGGGTAATCCTCATAAATTTTATTCAGTTTATCATTCAGTATCTTCCTGGTATCTCCGACCGCAGTTTGCGCTTTTTTAACATCACTGTCGTCCTTCGCGTCCTTGCCCTTGGATTCCACCAGCTTTTTAAGCTCGGCGTTTTCCTGGGCAAGTTTTGTGGCCCATGCTTTTGTGTCCCTGAGCGCCTTTGCGATTCCCTTATCAGCCGGCGTTTCGTCGGGCTTGGGTTCGGGTTTCTTGGCTGGCTCGCCTTCCGGCTCGCCACCCTCGGCAGGTTTCGGCGTTGGTTCCGGGGCAGGTTCTGGTTTGGCAGGTTCCTTGGCTTCGGCCTTTGGCGCCTCTTCCTTCTTTTCCGGCGGCGCCGCCGGCTCTTTACCTTCGGCTAGGCTGTCAAACTCGGCCTGATATTCCTTTTCATCATCGCTGAGTTCCTTTTTCTCGGGTTCCATTTTACTTTTCTCCTTTGGGTCGTTTTACACGGTAGTCCAAATTTGGTCAAAGTATAATACAAATCTTATCCATTGTCAAGTTCTTCATCCGTTCCGTTTTCAAGCTGGTCAATAGTATCCAGTAAATCTTTGAGTTCACGCGCTGCGCCCTGCGCCTTTAGGATTTTATCGTTGTTATCGGTATTGACGCAATCCTGCACCCGCTCGGCGTAGCGGTTGGTTATCCTCTGTTTCAGTTGGTCATATAATACCGATTTATCATTGTCCATAAGGCATTTGCTGTTGCGGCGCGCCGGCTTCAGCGGCCAGTGGCGGGACATAGTTTGGGTCTGGTTTTATGCCGATTGAGGCCAGAATCTGCACTTGTTCATGGCGGGAGAGCAGCGGATACATCCGGTCAATATCCACGCGGCCCTGCATTTCAAGCGGATTTTGCTGAGATTTTGCCATCAGCATTTGCTCAATCTGCCGGATTTCGTTCTCATTTTTTACAAAATCGCTCAGGTTCAGTTTATCCGCAATCTCCTTAATCATCTCCGGCCGGCGGATAAATAATGCGTCCTGCGGATTCTGCGTTATCTGCATGAGTTTCAGCAGATTTTCAACAATCAATTCTTTCGCAATCAGCGAGATGGTCCCGGTGGCATTGATTTTAAGCGGGATATTGGCGGCTGGCATGTACTTCCCGAGCATTGAGAAAAGCGCGTCCAGGCGTTCAACCACCGGCTCAATTATACAATCGTCAATGTTTTTCAGAAACGGCTTCAAATTCACATTGGCCGCGCCCATTATCATGGAGATACCTGTGGCAGTTTTATTGAGATAACTTCCAGAATCCGCGCCCTGCGAGTATTTCGGTATGCCGGATTCCTCGTCCGCTATGCGCAGGAATAATTCCACCAGTTCCCGCAGGCCCATGGTTACATCCGGGAAAGTCAGCGTTTTTATTACGTCGTTTATGTTGGCGCCACCCTTCATGTAAAACACTTTCCTGGGGTAAAATTTCATGTTCTTGGTACGCGCCCAATCAATCTTATCGCTGTTGACTCCCAGGCATTGATTACCGGACAGCGCCTTGTTGTCTATCATCATCCGGGCCGCAGAGTTTACCATGCTTTGCGAGTCGTCTATCAGCCCGGCTGTGGAATTGGAATAAACGGAGTTTGGAATCTTTTTGACGCCGACTACCATAAACTGCCGGTAGCCGAAATAGTTGAATTTTGCTTTTATACAGGCGGTTTCATTGGCAATCGTGATAATCGCCTCAACATCCTCCTCATCGCCGATATTCTCCGGGACTTCTGAGCCATATTCGCGTATCATCTTTGCCGGGCAGAGGCCCTGGAACTCCAGGACTGGTATACGGTTATCCTTAATCGGCTTCTCGCCCTCATATTTATCACCAAGCTGTTTACCGGTTTTGTTGTCCTCTGTCATGTTATTGGCGTTTGCGAGATTCTCAATATTTTCAATTGCCAATTTCATCTGCTGGCGGTCATAGCCGGGGTCGTCCATTAAATCACGAAATTCCTGTTTTAACATCCGTTTATAGTGAATTTCGCCGATTGACCGCTTGCGGTTTCGCACGTTGGTATCAACGTAATAATCCCAGAACGGCACTTCCTCAAAAATATACTTATCAATCTTTTCCTCGGTAACTGAGAACGGCGATAACTGCGAATCCATCATCTCGGCCGGTATACCGGCGATTGTCCGGCGACGCACCACCGGTTGCTTATCAGATATCATGATTGGCCCTTTGAGTATAGCGCATGGCATCACGGTAGCCGACAGGACAATATCATCCAGCGTGTCAAAAAACTTTATAAATTTAAGGTATTCGCTGATATAGCGCCGGCGGTAATCAACAGCAGCTTTCACAACTTCCGGCGGCATTGGCGAGTAGTCAATATCTTTAAGCGGCTCAAAGTTGAACGGGACATCCTGGCCGAGCGCGTCCACCACCTTGGCATGGGCGGTGTAGCATTTCTGCTGTGTAAGTTTAAGAAATATGCGTGAGCGGTTATCCTCACCCTCTTTGATGCGCCAGTTCTTTGTGCTCTGATACTGCGACAGAAAATTATTCCACCATTCTTCAGCTTTTGTTTCGTATGGCTCCCTGGCGGATTTAAATTCCTGGAATATGTCGTTGACATAGGTGCAAATCGCTAAATTTTTATCAGCATAGGTTTCGTCCATTTCAATAACCAGCCTTTGAATCTATGATTTCCATGCCGATATTATCCTCATTTTCAAATTCGTTGTCAAGTTCTTTGTTGTAGTTGGACACCGGCAGAGCAAAAGTCATTATATGCGCATCCGCTATATCCGGCGAGCCCAGACCAGGCACACGGGCGCGTAATTCATCTTTTGACTCAATTTTAATCTTGCCGGACGCCGTATATTTCGCCTTCGGCGCAGATAATTCGCCGATAAGGTCGGAATCCTCGTTATCCCAGATACGGCCCCGGCCAATCTCCAACCAATCCCGCATTTTTCCCCATAATTCATCGCGTAGGCGCTCATAGCGTTCTGGAAATTCCATTGAGATTGTTTCCGATACATTGACCGCGATTACCGGATAACCAAGTTCTTTTAATCGGTCGTAAACTCCGGCGCCGATACCAATAATATCAATAAAAATTGTCTTTGGTTTCTGTTCATTAGCCAGTTTTGACACAGCCGCCACCACCTTCATCGTGTCGGAGTAGTGCATAACGTGATATGGCTGGAAAATATCGCCTTGCCGGACAGCGATTACCGACCGGTCATTGCCGGAGCGCGCCACATCCACGCCAAATACCTTCTCATAGTTGGTTTGCGGCGGAATATCCCGGTAGCGCGCGGCCTCGCACCAATGCAACGGGATATATGTGTCCGGGTCTGAAAGTGGAAACTCGCCCAGAACGCGGATTCTGTAAAAATTTGAGGTGGCGCCGTATTTCCTGAGCATCCGGGCGGCATAACGCGGGTTGGCGATTGAGGATTTAAGGCAGGACATAGTAAAAGTCCGGTAAAACTCCTTGTCCTCATTGAACATCCGGTAGAATTGCCCGTCCCGGCGGGTGGGGTTCCCGCATGACAACGATTTTGTTTCAAGCCGGCCGGTGGCGCCTTCCAGTGTTTCAAAGGCCGGATCAGTGACGCCGGACGCCTCGTCCACAATCCGCAGGACATAAGGCCCGTGGAAACCCTGTAGTGATTCGGTATTGTCCTTGGTGGCTGTCCGGGCGGCGGCGAACCATGTAGCCGGCGACAGGACATTAACCACGGTCTCCTTCTTCCAGTCCAGGTTGGTTTCAAATATGCGGCCCACCTCGGTCTTTTTCATCATGCCGAGCTGGTGGCTGATTTCAGCCCATAATATATCGTTTAATTGGTGTTTTGATGGGGCGGTGCAGACAACGCGGCACTCGGGGCGGGTGCTGAGGTAATGCAGGGCGCAGATGGCTTCGGTGGTGGTTTTGCCGGTATCATGACCGGCCTTCACGGATACATGGTCGGCCTTATCCAGTTCCCGCAGGATGTCCTCCTGCTGTGGGTCCAGTTTTTTAAAGCCGATTGCTTTATAGGCGAATAACACGCGGTCGTCCCAGAACGCCTCGGCAATCTTCATAAAACTTTCGTGGTCAAAATTTACTTTATTAACCATAGTTTAATACCCGGTTCCTCGCCGGGGTTCGGGAACCGCTTGAATGTAAAACAGTCGGTAATATAGCGGTCGTCCGGGAATGGGAACGGCGGCATGGTTTTTTTGTCGGAGAATAGTGCATCCAGGCAGAGTTTTTGTAAATTATCACAATCTCCATGGGAAGGCGCCACGGGATACTGCTCATAAATGGTTTTAAGTCTTTGGCAGATGAATTTTATTGCCACAGAGAACGGCGGGGGGAAGCGCACAGGCCCTTGATTCATAACTGCGGCATAAATACGGTTTTTGGCATGGATAGTGGTTTTCGGCGTGAAACTCCAGGTTTTACCATGTTTACAGACCGTACGCGCCCGTGCATTAGGTATCGGCTCGCCTGGTATCCAAAAATACTGGACGCTCGCTTTCGGCTTGGACAGCATAGCGGAAAGCACCACATCCTCGGAATAATCGCCGGTTAAATCAAAATCAGAGGGCAGGAATTTCACAAGGGTTCCTCTGTGATTATCTGTCTGGCCTCCGCCTTCGCTTTACTGATGGCCTCCAGCGCGGATTTCATGTCAATTCCCTGGCGGCGCGGTTCCTTCGCCTTCTCCTTGATGTCGCCGATGCTTTTGTCAAAAATCATTTCCTTCCAGGTCTTGGCGGCCGTAACCCGGACGTTCATGGAGATAGCGCACGGCACTTCTTCGTACACCCATTCCCCGTTGGTGTCCTTGCGGCGCACCATCCGCACATCCTTCGCTTTATCGTTCAGCGCCACACGCTCCAGAAACAACGCGACTTCATTGGCTTTCCTGATTGCGCGCTCCTGGCAGAACTCCTTGATTTCTTCATCCTTCTTCGGCTCTTCTTTTTTCTCAGTCATGCGGGTAAGTATAGCACAGAAAAGTTTATTTTTCAACCACGGGAGTACCGCCTCAACCTTAATTTTCCGACGGAAATTTTTTAACGCTTGACAAAAATAATACAGTATGCAATAATATCCGGGTATGAAAAAGCCCTTCCAAAATCAAAACCGATCTGTTCCGTCAATGGTTAATCCTTGGAAGGGCTTGCCCATTGGCGGACGATTTTTTAATAAGGAAAAAACACCATGAAAGAATATTTCAGCCACGACTACGACGCAACTGGCGACGAAAAAATTATCCGGCTTTTACGCGATAAGGGGCCGGCTGGTTACGGCATCTTCTGGATGTTGGTGGAGATGTTATATAAAGCTGGCGGAAGCATACCCAAGGATTACAGTTTGCTTGCATACGAAATGCGGACGGATAGCGATAGTATAAAAAATATATGTGAAGATTTTGGCTTATTCCAGGAAATCAACGACCGCATACAATCCCCATCAGTTGACCGCAGACTCCAGGACCGCGCAGAGAAAAGCCAAAAAGCGCAGGCGGCGGCCAGTATCAGGTGGAGTGGGGGTGCGTCTGCAATGCGTCCGCATAGCGTTTGCAATGCGACTGGTAGGGTATCAAGAAAGAAAAGAAAAGAAGAAGAAAGAAGAAGAGAGTACGTACCCCCCCTTACCCCCCCTCCTGGGGGGGATTTTGACCAATTTTGGGAGCAATACCCGAAAAAATCCGGCAAGGGCGCCGCTCTGAAGGCTTGGAAGAAGGCTAAACCACCGCTAGCTACCTGCCTAGCTACCCTGGATTGGCAGAAACACTCCAACCAGTGGACCCGCGACCACGGCCAGTTTATCCCCATGCCTGCCACCTGGCTGAATCAGTCCCGCTGGCTGGATGAACCAGACGGCCGCATAAGCACCGCAAAAAATCCAGTTCAAACACATGAAGCCGCTTCCACCACCAACCAGGCCGAAATCAGCCGCATCTTCCATGACCGCGTTATAAAGGCCGGCAAATGCGCTTTTTGCGGGAAGAAACTCAACGGATTGGACGTCTGCGATTGCAAGCAATACCTTGAAGCGCTGGACGCGGAGTGCAGAAAACTGTATAAGTGACGGCGCGGGATTACCGTATTTGGCTTTATCCTTCAGCGGATTTTTTTGCCGGGGGATTTTTTTGGGATTTTTTTAGGGGGGGTGTGGCCCACGGCTACGGGGGTGATTGAGAGGAGGGGGGTATTACAGGGCGTGAGGCCGGGGGCGGGGGGGGGGGGGGGGTGGCGG